ATATTGCCACGTTAGACTACGAACACCGCGAAGACGGTAAAGTTTCTATTATTCAAAGCGATATGGGTCTTGTGCGCGCGCAGCGCGTGGCTACTGCCTTCATGATGGTGCGCCGCGACGTGTTTGAAACACTACAAAATAGCCACCCAGAATGGACGTATTACGACCAACGTCTGGAAAAAAACCTCACCGCATTCTTTGATTTTAAGGTTACTCCCGAAGGTTATGTTGGGGAGGACTATCTGTTCTGCGACCGCGCCCGCGAGCAAGGGTATGAGGTCTGGATTGATCCTACGATTAAACTGGGGCACATGGGGGTACAGGAGTTTGAGGGGAGCTTCTCCGACGACGTTCTGAAGCCTATGTTTAGGAGTGAGTAGCGTGTCATGGAGATGGTTGTTTGGAACGCTATCCTTAGTGTACTAGGTGCAATTATGGTGATGGTCCTAAAGGCGAAGGCTGACGAAAACAAGGAACTGCGTAGGGACTTGGCCGATGCAAAGCTTGACCTTGCGCGTAACTACGTTCCTCGCATTGAATTTAACGATGCTGTAGATAAGCTTACACGCAAAGTGGACGATGGGTTTGATAAGCTAGAGAAGAAGCTAGACCGCCTTATTGAGGGGAAACTCAATGAAAAATAAGTTTGGCTCTTGGTCTACTGGCGGTAAGTCGGCTGATGCGGGCGGTGCTCCTATCGGGAAGGCCACACCTAAGAAGTTGAAAGCCCCGCTCAAAGGTGATATGGATATCGTATTAAAACCAACTAAGATGAAAAACAAAAATCGGGCTAACGCTAAAAAGCCCAAAGCATTTGGTGACGACGGCGTTTTTAAGCGCCTTAAGAAAGGGCTGTAAAATGGCGTACAAGAAGGTAGAAGGTCGCGGCATTAAGGCCCTTGCAGGTACTTCGGACGCGGCTGCTTGGGAACGTAAAGGCAAAGCGGAAAAGCAAGCACAGGATGAATACGAGAGCGCCGTGGAAGGCAACTCTAAAACCGGCATGGACCCGGACGCGCAAAAAGCCGCTAGCGACGCTGTTAATAAAGCAAAGAACAAAGTCGAAAAGACTTTCAACGCGCCCGCGCGTTCCTTTGCAAAAGGCGGTAAAGTTCGCGGTGTCGGGTGTGCCACTAAGGGCCACGGCAAAGCTATGAAAGGCTGCTAATATGGCTAATGAGAAAGAGCTTGAGAAAGCTGCTAAGCGCGACAAAGACAAGCCGGGTATGGGTCCAAAAGGGGCGGTTACCGGCATATCTGTGCCTCCCCCCGCGAAAAACGTTAATATTGACCCACAATGGACTCAAGAAGCATTTAAAAAGAAGCCGGTTGTCAAGAAAGCTAAGGGTGGTATGGTGTCCCGTGGTTGGGGTAAAGCCAGAGTGCCGGGGAAAAAGTGATGAAAAAGAACGATATGAAACCAACTAAAATGGGTAAGAAGAAAACTATTACCCGTAAGGACGATCCGAATAAGGTTACCATGTACGCGTGTGGCGGCAAGGTTAAGAAGGGCAAGAAGTGATTAAACCGTTTATGATTATGAAGATTGAAATGAACATTGGTGGTATGAAGCCGGAAGACGCGATGGCGATGTTTAACGGTATGGCCCCGAACGTAAATGCGGTTATGCAAGAATTGTTTAAAGATTTTTGTTCTGTGAAGGTTGAGATTAGCGCTAACCGCATAGAAACTGGACAGAAAGCAAAGTAAGATGGCGTACGGGCTGGTGTACAAGATTACCAACAGCGTTAACGGGAAATTGTACGTTGGACAAACCGTACAGAGCGTTTTGCGCCGCTGGAAATCTCATAGAAAAAACGCCAGAGACGGTAAATCTTGGCCGCTTTCCGCAGCTATACGAAAGTACGGGGCGGATAATTTTACTGTAACAACGCTGGCGCACGCGAACGATAAAGACGAACTAAACGCGCTAGAAGTAAAATATATAGCTGAATTACGGCCACACTACAACGCGTGCGCTGGTGGCGGGGGCTTAGGTCGCCCTTCTGAGGAAGTTAGGTTGAAAATGTCCGCCTCTCATAAAGTTAGGTGCGAAAAATTTGGGCCGCCCGCGACAGGAAATAAGTGGTCTGAGGAACACAAAAAGTATTTGTCTGGTATTAATACTGGCGCGCGCAATCGTTTTTATGGTAAGAGCCACACAGACGAGACTCGCGAAAAGATGCGGCTGGCACACGCAAACCGGCCACTTGAAACGTGTCCTAAATGTGGGAAAACTGGAATATACAGCAATATGAAGCGCTGGCATTTCGATAATTGTAGGTGGGCCAATGGCGACGACGGACACAACTAACTACAACCTTGATTTAAATGAGATAATCCAAGAAGCCTTTGATAGGTGTTCTGTGGAGGTGCGTACCGGTTACGACTTCAAGAGCGCGCGGCGCAGCCTAAACCTGCTGTTTATGGATTGGGCTTCGAAGGGTTTGAATTTGTGGACCATCAAAGAAGCCACAATCCCAATGGTGCAGGGCCAAATTGCGTACGATTTGCCTCTAGATTGCGTCGATATCTTGGACGCGGTAATTCGTACGGGCACCGGCACCACCCAATCGGACGTTAGTATTACGCGTATAGGCAACACAGACTACCTCAATTTGCCTAATAAAAACGCGCAGGGGCGTCCTATTCAATACTGGGTAAATAGAAAAACCGGAGCCACGAACAGTGTAGGTACAGTACAGTACCCGCAAGTATACATGTACTTGGCACCAAATCAGTCTAATTACTACACGCTCGTGTTTTATTACTTGCGGCGTATGCAAGACTCTGGGTTCGGCGTTAATACGCAGGATATTCCGTTTCGCCTTATGCCCGCTCTGGTGGCGGGTTTGGCCTATTACATGGCGCTGAAAATTCCTGACGCCTATTCGCGTCTCCCCGATCTGAAAATGATCTATGATGAAGCTTGGCAGAATGCCTCTGACGAAGACCGGGAAAAAGCCACTCTAAGGCTAGTACCTCGTCAGTCGTACATCTAGGAGCTTGAATGTCGGGTAGTTTCGCCTCTTATAAAAATCCTATCGCAGAATGCGATCAGTGCGGTTTCCAAGTTAAGAGGAAGACGCTTAAAGCACTGACGATTAAAGGGCGACCCACAGAGATACTAGTTTGCAAGGACTGCTGGGTGAAAGAAAACCCACAGATTTATACGGGTATGTATCCTGTGTACGACCCTCAGGCTATCCAAGACCCGCGTCCCGATACGACCTACTGGCAATCCGGCTGGACTGGCCTACAAGTAGATGTTATCAACCCTACTAACCCTAACGCAGAACTCTCTTTCGGCTATCCCGGTGAGGGTAGCCGTGTTATACAGTGGGGATGGAACCCGGTTGGATTGAATAACCCGTTAGAACTTAGCGGGCTAGAGAACTACCTAGAGGCGACCGGCTCCGTTGGGTCGGTTACTGTGCAGACGAACGAGGATTAAAATGAAACACGACGACAGCAAAGAAGACTACGGTTCGCCAAAGAAGGAAGCCACGCCGAACTTCGCTGGCTACCCGAATAACGTTAAGTCTACCAAGACCGCCAAGATGCGCGGTACTGGCTGCGCCACCAAGGGCACTAAATATTCTGGCCGGAATGTCTAATGAATTACGCGGAACTCAAGAAAACTGTTTGTTCCTACGTCGAGAACGATTTCCCTGAAACAATCGGGACAAACTCACTCACGTCTGACGAGCAACTCGCCGCGTTCACGCGGCAGGCAGAAGACCGCATTTACAACTCCGTGCAGTTTTTGGAGTTGCGTAAGAACGTTACTGGTAACGTAACCGCCTCTTTCCCGTACCTGTCTGTGCCGTCTGACTGGCTTGCTAATTATTCCATTGCGGTTATCGACACGGTTACGGGAGCCTACGACTACTTGAACGTGGTGGATGTCAACTACATTCGCGCCGCGTATCCGATCCCTACGCAGACTGGTAAGCCTCAGTATTACGCCATGTTTGACGAGGACAGCTACATTCTCGGACCTACGCCTGACGCCGCGTACGAAGTTGAGCTTCATTATTTCTACTACCCTCCGTCGATTGTTGACGCTGGTACTTCGTGGATTGGCGATAACTTTGACATGCTGCTGTTGTACGGCACGATCCTTGAAGCCTACACCCTTATGAAGGGTGAAGAAGACGTTATGAAGAACTACCAGAAGCGTTACAACGAAGCCCTTGCTATGGCTGTAAACTTGGCAAGCGGTAAGAACCGCACCGACGCGTACCGCACCCGACAATTTAATGTGGTCCCTAGATAGGAGATATGAGTGTTTAAGCCCCTTACCGGTGAGATTGGCAATGTTATAGTGCAGACGACTTCGAATGCGGGTGCGTCTACTGAGGCGCTAGCCGAACGGGCACTGGATAAAATCTTGTTTGTGGGTAGTCAGGCGCATCCTGTTATCCGCGAGCAGGCGGAAGTATTTAAGTCCAACATTAGGAACGTATTGCTTTACTACATAGAAGAAGCTAAACGTGCTGAACGAGTTACTATTGCCGGAAAAATTCGTAAGGCCGGTATGGAGCATTTAATTCCGGTTATAGATTCCTAGGAGCGTAAAATGCCTATTACACAAACCCTAACTTCCAGCTTTAAAGCCGAAGTGCTTCTCGGCGTCCATGACTTCCGACCAACCGGGCAGACTGGCGCAGATACTTTCAAGCTGGCTCTCTATACGTCCTCCGCGACTCTGGACGCCAACACGACCGCGTATTCGGCCACTAACGAAGCGACGGGCACGAACTATACGGCTGGTGGCTCTGCGCTTACTAGCCTTGGCGTTACTACGTATTCTACATCTAGTTCCGCTGGTACTGGCGCGGTTGACTTCTCTGACTTGACGTTCGCTAACGTGACGATCACGGCTCGCGGCTGCTTAATTTACAACTCGACGCCTTCGGCGAACTCGAACGCCAACACCACGTTGACGAATGCTGCGGTGGCTTGCTTGGACTTCGGCTCTGACAAGACTTCCACGGACGGCGATTTCACGATCATCTTCCCGGCACTGTCCAACACTACGGCGATCATTCGTATCTCGTAAGGACACACAATGGCGCTAGTCTTCAAAGATAGAGTGCGAGATACCTCTACCACTACTGGTACGGGCACCCTTACTTTGTCTAACGTTGCGCCTACGGGGTATCAGACGTTTGGCACCGCGATTGGTGACGCCAACCAGACCTATTACTGTATCCTGCTAGGAGCAAACTGGGAAGTCGGTGTTGGTACTTATACCTCTTCCGGTACAACTCTGTCTCGTACTACGGTCCTCGCCTCGTCCAACTCTGGCTCGCTAGTCAACTTCCCGGCTGGCTCTAAGGACGTATTCACCGTTTACCCGGCTGGCCTAGCGGCTGATACTAATAACTACAACGCCATTATTAACGGTGATATGAATATCTGGCAGCGGGGGACGAGTTTCGCGGCGATTGCCAACGGCGCATTTTTTGCTGATCGCTGGCGTTACGTCACAAATTCCACCGCTGTTCACACGATAACTCGCGATACAGATGTTCCAACTGTTGCGCAGGCTGGTCGGCTATTCAACTACTCGACTCTGGTTGATTGCACGACTGCTGACGGTACCGTGGGTGCGGGCGAGGTCACCTACATCGCCCAAAAAGTAGAGGGCTTTAATTGGCTTCCCCTCGCGCAGCGCGCAATCATTATCAGCTTTTGGGTTAAAGCGACGAAGACTGGCGTTTACTGCGTTTCACTTAGAAACAGCGGCGTTGACCGATCCTATGTCGGCGAATACACCGTTAACACAACAGCGACGTGGGAATTCAAGACCGTCGCAATCACTGCCAGTCCAAGTGCGGGAACGTGGAATTATACTAATGGAACGGGCGTTGATGTTGCATTCGCGCTGTTGTGCGGCTCGACGTCGCAGACCACGGCAGGCGCTTGGCAAACCGGAAACTTCATAGCAACCGCAAACCAAGTCAACGCGTGTGACTCTACCGCTAACGACTTCAGAATTACCGGCGTCAAACTTGAACCCGGCTCTGTGGCGACAATGAGCCTGCCTCAGACGTACGATAAAGAGTTAATGTCTTGCCAGCGGTACTACAACACGAAAACAATCGTTATGTATACCGTATTTTCATCTTACTACGGAGGCAGCAACGCCGTAGCGCCGTTTTACGACTACCCGGTACCCATGCGAACATCGCCGTCCTTGTCTATAACTAACGCCGGGATAGAATATTACTCTTTTGCGGGAGTATGGACAGCATCAACGCTTATTAACTGGTCTACATCTGTGTTTGGTGTTCAGGTTTCGTGTGCTAGTGACGGGGACGGTAGAGGCAAGCTTGTACGTTCCGGTTCTGGCGGAGTAGACCCAAGCCCAATTTTGGTTCTTAGCGCAGAACTATAGAGGGAAAAATGAAATACGTTAACGCACAACAAAACACAATCGACGCCGGGCCAGACTGGCAAGCTCTTGGTTTCCAAGGGCAATATATTCCAGTATGCCCCGGCAATTCAGACTACGATAAGATTATACGCGAGAACATTGAAGTTCTGCCTTTTGAAGAACCAGTAACGGAATAAGTAAATGGCGCTAGTTGTTTCAGACCGAGTAAGAGACACCTCTACCACTACTGGTACGGGCACATATACTTTGTCTGGAACGCCGCCTACTGGCTTCCAAGCGTTCTCGGCTATCGGCGACGGCAACACCACGTACTACTGCGCCACCTTTGGATCAAACTGGGAAGTCGGAGTTGGTACGTATACTACCGCTGGTACGACGCTTGCGCGCACTCTTATTATCGCGTCTTCAAACTCCAACGCTGCCGTAAACTGGGGTGCGGGTACCAAGGATATTTTCTGTACTTTCCCCGCTGGTCTGGCGGCTGATACCAACAACACTAATTTCATTATCAACGGCGACATGATTGTATGGCAACGCGGAACCACGTTCACCGCCGCCGCTAATGGCGCGTACACCGCTGATAGGTTTGTATATTTAAAGTCTGGGGCGATGGTGCACGATGTTTTGTTGTCAACGGACGTGCCCACGGTTGCCCAAGCGGGTAGGCTCTTTAGTTACTCCGCTCTTATAGATTGCACCACCGCCGACGCTTCTATTGCGGCGGGGGAGTATTGCTGCTACAGACAGAACATCGAGGGGATTAACTTTGTTCCTATAGCGCAGCGCACCTTTACACTTTCTTTCTGGGTTAAAGCCACTAAGACCGGCGTTTACTGCGTAAGCTTTTCTAATTCTGGGAACGACCGCACCTACATAGCCGAGTACACAATCAACGCCACCGACACTTGGGAATTTAAAACAATTACAGTGCCCCCGAGCCCCGCCGCTGGCACTTGGAACTATACAACTGGTCTTGGGGTAACAGTAACTTTTACTCTAGCCACTGGTTCTACGTACCAAACAACGGCCAACGCTTGGCAAACTGGTATTTTTCTGGGGACTGCGAACCAAGTAAACGCGTGCGACTCTACGTCCAACAACTTTAGAATTACGGGTGTTAAAGTAGAACCCGGCAACGTAGCTACCATGAGTTTGCCGAAGACGTTTGACGAGGAGTTGGCGGCGTGTCAGAGGTATTGTTTTGTACCAGCAAACGCTGGTAACCAAGGTATTTGCGGCGGATACAGCAACGCCACAACAAGCGCCAGAGCCGTTGTTCAATTTCCAGTGGAAATGCGTACGGCCCCTCTTTCTGTTGCTACGCCGGGGCGTATATATTTTCAGAGTACGGCTAACTACACAAGTTCGGCGGTTACGGGTATTCTAACGTCATCAAAAACCTCTTTGTTTGAGTTAACACTTTCCGGAGCCACGGCTGGACAGGGCGGCACAATATTAACCCAAACGGGCGATCCCGGCATTATATTTAGCGCAGAACTGTAACCTTGTGGGAATACTAGGATAGTGGTAACAAGATAAAGGCTACTCAGGGAGGGCTACATGTTTGGTTTTGACGCCTTTTCTGATGCACCGTTCTCCGCCTTTCCGGCTGATGAATTTGTTTATGTTACCGGTGTTTCTGCTCAGGCCGACCTAGGCGCGATCAATTTTGCCGTTGGTCCGGTTGGGACTATTTCTGACGGCACACTATCCGATTTGTTCCCTACCGCCGCTGCGGTAGCTCTGGATGGTTTTGGTGCCACGGCGGCTCTTGGCTCTGTTACAACGCAAGCCAAAGCAAACGTTACACTTACTGGCCTGTCCGCTATCGCGGCTCTTGGTTCTGTTACAACGCAAGCCAAGGCAAACGTCACTGTTACGGGCGTGGCCGCTGCGGCGTCTTTGGGCTCCGTCTCTGTTCGCGCCAAGGCAAACGTCACTGTTACGGGCGTGGCCGCTGCGGCGTCTTTGGGCTCCGTCTCTGTTCGCGCCAAAGCAAACGTTACTGTTACTGGCCTATCCGCTATCGCGGCTCTTGGTTCTGTTACAACGCAAGCCAAAGCAAACGTTACTCTTACCGGCCTACCCGCGACCGCCAGCCTTGGTGATATTACGCTTAACACCAACAACTACATTAACGTAACTGGCTTCGGCTTGCCCGCCTATCTCGGCGACGTTGAAATTGACGCCAAGGCTATTGTCTATCTTACCGGCGTGCAGGCCAACGCCTACACTAACACTGTGCTTGTCTGGGGTCAGATTCCGACGCCGCAAAACCCCGACTGGCAGCTTATTGATGAGTCTCAAACGCCGGGGTGGACCGGTATAAACACGACGCAAATTTCCGGGTGGACGGCGGTTAATACTTCTGCTACAGATAATTGGACTGCCATAAACGCGGCCCAAACCCCCGGATGGAGTGTCGTAGTAACTAAATAGGGTGATATATGGCTAGTTCGTGGTCTGACCTAAAAATTCAGCTTATGGCGTCTGGGGAAAACACGACGACTTGGGGGAACGTTACAAATCTAAACTGGACCAACGTACAGTCCATGATCTGTGGCACTGACTCCGTGACCTTCGCAAGTGCGAACGAAACGCTTACTCTAACAAATACTACCGGCCCGCAAACCGCACGGTTTGCCCGGCTTGAGCTGACTGGTACTACGGGGGGTTCCAGCCGGGACCTGATTGTCCCAACCGTCGAAAAGACTTACATTATTTATAATTCCTGCGCGGATACAGTTCGTGTAAAGACCGCTGCCGGTACCGGAGTAAATGTGCCCGCTGGTAAATCTACCAGTGTTGTCGTAGACGGCACGAACGTTGTTGCCGCAGAAGATTATTTTCCAAACGTTACGACAAACACTTTAACCGCGTCGAATGGTACGTTTGGTACTCCTCTTGGCATTACTTCTGGCGGTACTGGTTCTAATACGGCTGCGGGCGCCCTTGCCGCGCTGTTCCCCGTTGGGGTTATCCTAGATTACGGTGGCACTTCTGCGCCAACTGGATGGTTGCTGGCTTACGGTCAGAACGTCTCACGGTCCACGTATTCCGCGCTTTTTGCGGTGTTTGGCACTACTTATGGGGCGGGTGATGGGTCTACTACCTTCGGATTGCCAGACTATCGCGGGCGCGTAGGCGCAGGTAAAGATGACATGGGCGGTGTTGCTGCTTCGCGTATTACTTCGGCGGGTAGTGGAGTTGATGGAGCTACATTGGGAGCCTCTGGCGGTGCCCAATCTACTACGCTTGTTGTTAGTAATTTGCCTTCACATACCCACGCCTTGACAGATGGCGGGCACACACACACCGCAAACGCGCATAACCACGGCGTTACTGACCCAACACACTCGCATACATATTCCGCAGAAATCGTTACGGCGGGCTCTAACAACAGACAGTTAACCGCTGGCTCACCCAATTATCACGTAGACCTCAGTGGTAGTACAGACGCCGCTTCAACCGGTATTAGTATAAATAATGCCACTGTAACCCTGCAAACAGCCGTAACTGGGATTACCTTAGCCAACACGGGTTCTGGTTCGGCCTTTGCCACACTACCACCCACCATAATTGTCAATAAGATCATCTTTGCTGGAGTATAGTAATGATTGGAGATTTTGTTCTGTCGGCGCGGTCGCTGAAGAACCTGATCGGCGTGCATCCTGAGTTGGTTAAGGTTGTGAAAAAAGCCTTAGAATATAGCGCAGTTGACTTTACGGTGATTGAAGGTGTCCGGACACTCGAAAGGCAGAAACAAATGGTGGCGCAAGGCAAGTCAAAAACGCTAAATTCCCGACATCTTACCGGCCACGCTGTTGATTTGGTGCCCATTGTCGGCGGCGCGGTTTTGTGGAACCAGTGTCCAGATGTAGCTAAAGCGATGAAGGAAGCCGCTAAAGAGCTTAATATCCCCGTAGAGTGGGGAGGCGACTGGAAGGGATTTTCGGACCAACCACATTTTCAATTACCTTGGAAGGATTACCCATGAAGAAAATTACTATTAAACTAGTAGACGATTGGCGGGCGGCTTGGAAGTGGTTTTCTGTGCAGGCCATGGGGCTTTCTGTAGTTATGCTCGGCGCATGGGAAGTGCTGCCTAGTGATTTAAAAGCTACACTTCCAGAAGACTTGGTGCGGTTTCTGGCGATTGGGCTTTTATCTATGGGTATCGCTGGGCGTGTTGTGGATCAGAAACCGAAGGATAAGCAATGATTATTAGAGCTGCTATAGCTTTCCTTAAAGAGTTTTGGATACCCATAGTAGTTGTCGCAATTGGCGTGCTTCTTGGTCTGCTGTATACTGCACAACTGGACGCCGCGCGTAAAGAAGGCTACAAGGAAGCAGAAGCCAAATATGAAAGGGAAATAGATAATGCAAATAGGGAAGCGAACCGTAAAATTGCACAGGCTGATGCGTATAGAACCGCAGACCTCGAAGCGCATAAGAAGGAAGTTGCAAATCTCCGTGCTAGCGTTCGCACTAGCCGGGTGTATATCAAAGCCACCTGTCCAACCAACGGAAGTTCAAATTCCGGCGTGGGTAATGGTCCCGAGGGAGCCGAACTTGACGGAGAGGTTGCGCAAAGACTTATTGATATCGCCAGCGACGGAGACCAAGCTATCATCCAACTCGGAGCAGCCCAAGACATCATACGAGCGTTATCCGTAGAAAGTGGCAAGTAATGTACGGTCAAGTTTACCTGATTACTAATACGGTGAACGGTAAGCGCTATGTGGGGCTTACTAAGAAACCTATTGGCTATAGGTGGAGCCAACACACACACGATGCGCGTAAACATAAAGGAACTTCCCGCCCACTACTCAACGCAATAAACAAGTATGGCAAAGATGCATTTAGTATAGTAGCTATATATAGCGCGTTAGACGAATATGCACTTATCGAAGCGGAAAAAGTTATAATCTCTGAACTAAAACCAGAATATAACGCTACTAACGGTGGGGAAACTACTTCCGGACGCGCCAAGAAACGCACTCATAATTCTGAGGCTAGTAAGGAAAAAGTTTCTGCGGCGCTGAGAGCTTACCATGCGCGTAAAACTGAAGAAGAGCGGGACGCAGTTAGGCGTAAGATTTCGGTGTCGGTTAAAAAATATTTGTCTGACCCCGCAGTTAGAAAAAATTTGTCTGTAGCCGTGAAAGCTTATTACGCTAACAAGGGAGCCTAATATGGCTTTAGTAAAATTGCAATTTAAACCGGGGGTTGATCGTGATACGACCAACTATTCCGGGGAGGGCCAGTGGTGGGAGTGTGACAAAATACGGTTCCGCTCAGGATACCCACAAAAACTCGGTGGTTGGGAAAAGGTATCGCCTTCGTCCATCCTCGGCGTGTGCCGCCAACTGTATAATTACGCGGTTTCTTACGGCCAACAATACGTAGCTCTTGGCACGCAAACCAAACTGTATCTGGAAGAAGCAGGATATTTTTATGATATCACGCCTATCCTAGAAACGTTTTCTTCCCCCAATACTAATAACTGCATCCAAACTACTGATACTTCAACTACGGTAAATATTAATCTTGGTGTTCCGCATAACCTTACAGACGGCCAGTATGTTACAATTTCTGGTGTTACGGGTACGGTTGGCGGCGTGCCGGACTCTGAGATTAACGCAAACCACGTTGTCACTGTGGTTGATGCGGACACGTTCTCTATTGAGGTTACTACGGCAGCTACATCTACGGTGGCTTCTGGTGGTGGCACGGCGATTACAGTAAAGTCCGAGATTATTCCGGGCAACGCGTTAAACATCCAAGGCTACGGTTTTGGTGCGGGGGGATGGTCGCGGGATGCTTGGGGGCTAGGTGCGGCGTCCGACCCCATAAACTTGCCACAAACTGATTGGTGGTTTGATAACCTAGATAATGATTTGTTCGCAAATATACGCGGTGGCGCGCCGTATGTGTGGGTTCGTGGTACTGATCCTGACGACGCTACTGCGCTCGCCACACGGGCCATTTCACTTCAAGATTACGCGACTGCGGCTGGGTATTCTTCTTCCGCCGTACCGGTTAAAGTTACGCAACTACTTGTATCACAGCAAGACCAGCACTTGATTGCCTTCGGTGCTGTGCAGTACGGCTCTACCAATCCGAACGATTTTGACCCTATGCTTATTCGGTGGGCGGACCAAGGAAACCCGGGACAGTGGACACCCGCTGTTACAAACTCGTCTGGGTTTATCCGCCTGTCTCGTGGGTCCTCCATCGTGTCCGCGCTACCGACGCGGCAAGAAATCCTCGTGTGGACTAATACTACGTTATACGGAATGCAGTTTATTGGGACTCCGGATGACGTTTTTAGCGTGCAGCAATACGGCGCTAACATTTCTATTATGGCCCCAAGAGCGGCGGCTAACGCCGCAGGCACTACATATTGGATGGGCGCAGACAAATTCTATGCGTATACGGGACAAGTTGAAACCCTGCCGTGTACGTTGCGCGACCATGTGTTTAGCAACTTTAACTTCAACCAAAAAGAAAGTGTTGTAGCCGCGTCTAACGAACAATGGAACGAAATCTGGTGGTTTTACCCTAGCGCTAATTCTAACTGGAACGATAGCTATGTGGTTTACAACCACGGCGAGCAGATTTGGTATTACGGCACAATTGCTAGAAACTCGTTCCTAGACAGCCATTACAGGCAATACCCAATTGCGACGGGTACAGTCAACGAAGGAGCCACTTCGTATATGTATAACCACGAAGCTGGTATTGATGCTGACGGTTCTGCACTGGAAGCGTATATTCAATCTAACGACTTCGATATTGGCGACGGCGACCGCTTTATGCTGACTACTAGGATTATCCCCGATATTGGCTTTGACGGTTCTACCGCTACCGACCCAGAGGCTACGTTTACCATACGCACACGATACTTTCCGGGTACTGGATATCAAGACGATCCGGACGACTCACAGAGAGTTATTGAAACTGCGGTTGATAGGTATACTGGGCAAGTCTTTGTTCGGGCGCGCGGACGGCAAGCGGCAATTAAAGTTAGTTCTGATACGCTTGGCGTTACTTGGCAGGTTGGTTCGCCGCGACTGGATTTGCGGCCTGACGGGAGGCGGTAAGCTATGGCCCTATCTAATTTTAGAGCTTCGCCGCTTCCGAAACCGCCAAAAGAATATAACCCAAACGTATTCCAAGAGGCGTTTCGGATTATCCAGTTATATTTTAACCAGTTAGACTCGGCTACGCCAAACTACGCCAGTACATATCTGGCGGATAAATACTACTTGGGGTCGGTTACGTCTGGGCCTTTCTGGACTTCTGGGACTGGTTCTCCGGAGACGGTTGTCACCGCTCCAGTGGGGTCTATTTATTCTCGTCTTGACGGTGGGGCTAGTACCACTTTGTATATTAAAGAGTCCGGAACCGGGAACACTGGATGGGTTGCAAAGTAATGGCAAAAACAAAACGAGTGTGGTCAGAAGAGAAACACAAAATACGACAAGCGAAAAAGAACGCGGTTGTAAAGCAGAAACGCGCAACAGACCCAGATTTTCGTGAACGCAAACGAGAAATAGACCGTAAAAAAGCCGCTCGCGCCCGAGACAAACGCGCCAACGACCCAGAGTTCTTAGCTAAAGAGCAAGCCGCGTATTTAAGGTACTACGCCAAACACAAAGAACGCCTTAGCAAACGCCGCAAAGAACTAAAGTATGGGTTAACGCCGGAAGACTATGATGCTATGGTAGTGTCACAGAACGGTTGTTGTGCAATATGCGGTATCGGTAAAGAATATACTAGATATGGGTTAGTCATAGACCACTGCCACACTACGGGTAAGATACGCGGACTATTGTGTGACAACTGTAACCGTGGTATAGGGTTGTTTAAAGACAATACAATATCCTTAAAGTCCGCTATAAACTATTTGGAGCGCAACAAATGAGTGATATTCGCGCGCAAGCCCGGGGTTTGGCGGCTCTTTCTAGGGGTCCCGACCAACACCTCGTACACATGAGCACGAACGAGCTTA